GTAACTCTATGCAAGTATTAAAACCAGTCTTCTCAAGGAGACAAATACAGAACATTAAAAAAGAATTAGGCAAGATTTTAAAGACAGGCTGGATTGGCCAGGGTCCAAAAGTTGCTGAATTAGAAGAGAAGTGGGCAGCATTCACAGGGGCTAAGTATGCAGTAGCAACAAACAGCTGCACTTCAGCATTAGATATAGCTGTTAGATTGATAGAACTACCAGAAACAGTTAAAGTCTCAGCATTCACTTTTATTTCATCAGCTCTTGCACCTTTAAATGCAGGACACAAAGTAAAGTTTGTAGACATAGATGACAGCTTCTGTACGCCATCCTCAGACATCCAGGTGATGTATGCAGGGAATCAATCAGGAACTGGAAAGATATACGATATGGCTCACTCTAGTGGAGCACAACACAAGGGGAGAATAAGTTGTTGGAGTTTTCACGCTGTTAAGAACCTACCAGCAGGGGATGGGGGAATGATAACGATGAACTCTAAAAAACTATATCTCAAAGCAAAAGCATTGGCATGGTGTGGAATAAACAAAAGTACGTTTGAAAGAAGCGGAAAGAAGTATAACTGGGACTATAATGTTACAGAACAAGGGCTCAAAGCCCATATGAATGATATCACAGCAGTTATAGCCTTAGAGAAGTTGAAATCATTGAAAGATGATAACAGCCACAGAAAGATGTTAGCTGAAGAGTATGACAAGCATTTGCCATCTTTCATTAAGAGACCATTCAGAAGCGAGACATGGCATCTGTATACTGTAAGAGTTCTAGACAGAAACAGCTTGATGGATCATCTAGCTGAAAGAGACATAAGCACTGGGCTACATTACAAGCCTTTGTATAAATATGGGATCTTTGGAAAGCAAGATAAGTTGCCTAACACTGAAAAGATATACAATGAAATAATCAGTTTGCCTATTCATTTAGGGCTTACCAAAAAAGACGTCCGATATGTGTGCAAACACATAGAAGACTTTTACTCTGAACATCATGGAATATGAAGATAGTTGTAATTGGTGGAGACGGCTTTATAGGCTCTCATTTGTGCGAGAAACTGAAAGATGAACATTACGTCATAAGTTATGATAACGGCTCATCTAGGTCCCTGAACAGCCCCATCAGAGGGGTAGAGCACATAAAAGGGGACAGTAAGGACTACAATATAGAAGCAGATTTGATTTATCATCTAGGTGAGTATCCTCGGGTGCTAAGTAGCTTCGAAGACATCAACGAAGTGATTGAATCAAACTTGATAGGCACAGCAAGAGTCTTGGAGTTCTGTAGAAAGAATAAAACAAAGTTAGTGTATGCAGGTTCAAGCACAAGGTTTGGAGATGCGGAAAGTCCTTATTCATATATCAAGGAAAATAATGCAGAATTAATAAAAAGATATGGAGAATGGTTCGGATTAGATTATGCAATAACATATTTCTACAATGTCTATGGTGGAAGAGAGATTAGAACTGGGAAGCATGCAACAGTAGTAGGTATCTTCACTAACAATATGTTAGAAGGAAAGCCACATAAGATAAATGGAGGAAGCCAAAAGAGAATGTTCACCCATATCTCAGATATAGTAGAAAGGCTAGTGATGGCAGGAGAAAGAGGCTTCGGAGAATATTGTTTAGGGAACGATAAAGAATACTCAATACTAGAGGTAGCAGCAATGTTCGGAGGAAATGTAGAAATAATGCCTACCAAAAGAGGAGATAGAACTTCCTCAACAATAGATTTAAAAAGAAGCACAGAGTTAGGTTGGGAAGCAAAAGTTAATTTAAAAGATTATGCAAGAAGCATTCAAGACAGCAAAAACAGAAGTAACTGAGACACCAGCAGAGGCAGTAATAGCGGCCCCAGCAGAGGCTGATGAGACCAAAGGCCTCGTCACAGGTGAAACTGATTTACCGAAAGCAAAAGATATAGATACAGAAGACAGATTAGATGTATGGGAAGCAGAGAACAAAAGACCATTCATTCAGGACTATTTCAATATCAGAGAAACCTCAAATGAGTTTCCTTTGAAAATGCAATGGAAGAACATTGATAAGCATATTAAGGCTGAGATGGGAAGGAAGGAATATGAAAATACAAAAGAAAACTATAAAAAAATAATAACAGAAATCGAAGATGAAATAGGAACAAAAGAACTTTTATCACATAAAAGAATACAGAGAATCTTCAATTACATTCAAGTAGTTCAGAAGATGGAAGCTTTGAAGGAAAAAAAGAAACTCTATGCAAAAACCAATGGTTAGAGTTTTTGCTTTTCTACTTCGAGTTTTGTAGAGTGGCTCGGAGTAGAGAATTAAGAATTTTAATAAAAAACAAATGGCATACGTACAGGCAACATTGCTAGACTTACAACAAAACATTGCAGACAAGCACGATAGTGGGATATTACCTACTGAAACTGAAACAAAAGCTTATTGGACGAGGCTTCTTAACAACGCTCAAGAATACATAGCAGATAGAATAAAGATAATCAAGAGTGTTGATTTAACTACAGTCTCTGGAACAATAGCTCTGCCAGATAACTTCTTGACTATAGATAAAGTTTACTTTGAGAATACAGCGCTCTCCAAGATAGATAAAATTGATGCTGAAGGCGCAAACGGCTTGGTCTATTGGATCACTGGGGACCACACAGGGTATTCTCTGAACACACCTGAGGATGCTGACTATACTGTTTACTACACCTTTAGGGTAGACCCAATGGTATCTACCGCTGACGAATGCATCATACCTGACCCAATGGCTGTTTCTGTCTATGCTTATGCCAAACTTAGACAAGCTGAAACAGACCCTCTTGAAGATGCTAACCAATCTCTAGGAGAAGCAGAAGCTAGAATAAGAGATATGATCTCACAGAAAATAACTAATGAAGGAGACTTAAGTTTCTCCTTACAACAAAACGCATAAGTATGGCGAAGAAAAGAATTAAAAATCTGCAGATAGATGACTTAGGGAAAGGTATCAACACATTCACTAGGGATACTATGATATCTAACAACGAATGCTCGGACGGGTATAATGTTTGGGCTGTAGGAAAGAACTCTGTGGCTAAAAGACCAGGCATCTCTAGGCTGTGTACCATAGCTGGAGGTAACCCTATCGACGGCCTAGGAGTATATGTCAATGGTGCAGAAAGAAAACTTGTAGCTATGAGTGGAGGTGCTTTATATAGTGTTGAAACTGGTACTGCTGTTGCACTTTCTGCCGCTTCTGTTACTGCTGGAGCTTTTACTTCAGGAGAGAAGACAGACTTTGTCCAAGCAGCTGGAAAACTATTTATAGCGAACGGAAAAGAGAAGATAAGATACTTCGATGGTGCTGTAAGAGAAGACACAGCTAACTCAGTTGTAGCTTCGTGGTTGATATATTATAAGTCTTGCTTGTGGGCTTCAGGCAATAGTGCTTTCGGCACAAGGCTCTATAGGAGCGGTACTGACACTAACATAGGAAACTACACCTACCACTCCACTGGTAACCCTTTGGCAACCTCAGTTTATGTTAACAAGGACGATGGAACAGATATGACTGGATTCTTTAAACATCAAGATTACCTATATCCTACGAAAGAACGTAGTTTATGGAGGGCTTATGTTGGTTCAGATGAGTTTCAACTTATAAACCTTGAATTGGTAGACCCAGCCAGAGGTTGCGATTCTCACGCTACCATTGATACAGTAGAAAACGATAACTTCATGTTCAATGAAGAAGGAGTCTATGCTACAGGGTATGAACCAAATGTAGTTGACCAAATAAGGACCAACATAATTTCATTAAGGGTCGATACTAAAATAGCTCAAATACAAAAGAGCAGGCTATCTTCTGTCGTTGGTATCTACCACGATAATCATTACTATCTTTCTTATACAGCAGGAGGAGGGTCCACTAACGACACTATACTCGTCTATGACAGGCAAAGACTAGGTTGGTGGGAGTGGCAGTATACAGATACGGATGGAAGCCCTACTGGGGCTAACTGCTTCACAACTTTCAAAGACACAGATGGAAACACAGAACTTTATTTCGGTTCTTCCGTAGATGGGTCAATATACTACATGGACGAGACAGCTAAGAATGACGATGGTTATTCAATAGTCACTGACTTCCTAGGAAAGAAGTTGGCGATGGAAAAATACGCACAAATGAAATTCTTTCTAGATTGTGAGATTTATGTTGGAAAGACTCCTGGAGATATAACAGTTTCAGTATATGTTGATGGAAAACTAGCGAAGACTAGAACTGTAACAATAGGGGCAACTGGAACGGCTGGAATTGGTGGAGGAGAAATAGGAGAAGAAATGATAGGTGTAGGCTCTGGGTCTATAACTGCTGCTGATACTGGCGGAGGTAACTTTGTAAAAATGCCAATAAATAAAATAGGGCGTAATATTCAAGTAGAAATAGAAGACAATTCAGGAACTAAGGGATGGGAGTTAAATGCAATGGACTTCAATTACAAAGAAATAAATAACTTATATCAACCAGGTACTTTATAATTAAACAAAAACATGATAAATCATCAAAATAACTTTGCTACTAACTTAACTAGCAACACATCAGCAGGAGTAACTACTACTCCGCTAGACTCTATACCGACTATAGACGCACCTTTTTACATTGCTTTCGATGCTACTAATATCAACAGCAACTATGAAGTTTTAAAGTGCAGTGCTAAAACAGCTACTAACGTAAATCATCCAGCTTCAGCCAATGACCATACAACAGCAGAAGAAGTCAGGATGGTTGCACCAGCTACTGAGTTTGATGATTGGAGTACTTATATGACAGGTATTAGGACACCAGTTGCTAGTACACCAGCAG